GCATGGCAAGCTTATCAGTATCACAAAGCAAATGGTGCAAAATAAATAGGAACTTTCACAGATTGGTGTATAATTATGATTATTGGGCAATGTCTCCCGCCAGTCAGACGAGAACGGAAACGTCACCTCCAAGACAACTGTGGAACACGGACCAGCGTTGCTGGCAATCGAGAACAGTTAAACGCTGATTAGCAATCCTGCAAAGCAGCATCAGTAATACAGTAACTCAGGACTAATACAATGGCAATTTCAAATGAGCTCTTGTCCTCGACGCTGTTCTCGATCAGAGACGGCGAAGTGGATGAACTCTTTCAGCGCGTCCCCTTCCTCGACTTCGCAAAGAAGTTGGGCGGTATCGAATACGAAGACGGCGGCATCAAGATTCAGCGCCCTCTCGCAGTCACCAATCACTCCACCATCACGCAGCTTGCAACTGGCTATGAGCCTGTTTCTCTGGCGGTGAACGATGTCATGCAGCCTGCCCTCTATGAGTGGTCGGACTTCGTGGCCCCCATCGTCATCACCAAGAAAGAAGAGCTGGAGAATGCCGGCGAGAAGGCGATCGTCAAGATCGTTGAAGCTCGTATGCGCAACGTCATGGGACTCCTCCGCAGGGAAATCAACAAGCAGCTCGTCGGTGCGAACAGCGCCGTTCTGACCTCGCTCGGCTCCCTGTGCGGCGATCCTGTCTCAGGCGTTACCACCGGCTTCCTGCAGCAAGGCGCTCCGACTGCGGCTGGCCAGACCAACACCATCGGCGGACTCTCCAGAGCCCTTGTGCCGGACGGTAACGGTCTGTTCAATCGTAGCTTCGACTGCCTCGCTGGCTTCAACGCCAACGGTATCCGTGGCATGCATCAGATTGCGGCTGAGACTTCTGCTCGTGCTCCTATGGGCGAGATCAAGTTGATCCTTGCTTCTGAAGCTGGCTACGCCAACTACCGTCGCGCCCTGTTCAATCAGGAGCGTTACATCGATGAGAAGCAGTTGAATGCAGGCTTCATGTCCCTCGCCTTCGGTAATGCCGCGGTCGTTCAGGATGTGTTCATGCCCGCTGGTGCCGCTCTCGATACGGCCAAGCCCAACACCATGTACTTCATTAACTTCGACGGTATCAAACTTGTGATGCACTCCGATGGCGACCTTGCGGTCTCCCCCTTCGAGTTCATTCCTGGTACGACCGCTCGCTCTGCTCAGATCTACTGGAAAGGCCAGCTCATCGCTGACAATCTGGCTAGCTGCGCAGTCCTCTTCGACGGAGACACCTTCTAATGGCTACCACTACAATCATCCAATATCTTCAGAACAAGGCCACCAGCGCTGGTGGAGCTTCTGTCTTCCTTGGTACTACTCCACTCGATCGTCTGCAGACCGAGACCTTCCTCACTGAGAGCGCAATTGTCAAAGGTCAAGTCGTCTCTGTCGACTTTGCCAAAATGGCGACTGATGCGACCGGTGGATACTCGGCTCTGACGGTCATCGCTGGTGTCGGCAACGTCGTCACCAAGCAGTGCGCAGTGGGCGTGGCAGCGGAGTCCGTAACTGGCACCGCTGCCAATCCTCAGCCTGTCAAGGTCATCGTTCGTGGTCCCGCTCTTGCGGTGCCTGCGGTCGGTGCAATTCTTCAGGGCGCTCCTGTTATTCTTGATACTGCCGGCGGTGTCGGCTCTGTCAAGGTCCAGGACAACTATGACGCTGCCGTTACCGCTCCTGTGAAGGAAGCGCTCGGTATCGCCATGACTGCCGCGGCTGCCAACTTGGTGAACGTGTACGTCTTTGGTAAGGGCATCTAAGCTCTGCCTCCGGTCGGTCACCTGCGCGCAAGCAATGGTGGCCGGCCTTTGCCTCTTTAACTAACTGGAGAAACTGTGAATCTAACAGAACTACGCGCTAAAGTCAAGACAATCACAGACTACTCTCCTGAGTTGACCGTCTACAACGAGCAACTCGACCTACTAATTAACGATGCGTATGATGCTCTTTGGACCGAGAAACGTTGGAAGTTTGCAGAGAAAACTGTCTTCCTCGATATCTGGCCTGACATCGTCGCCACACAAATAAGCGGAATTACAGTCTCAGCAGCATGCACTAATAACAGGCGCCGCATCGTCTTCAGTGGCCAAGTCCATGCCCTTGATCTTCCTTTCGTCTGGGAAGGACAGATCTTTGAGATTGACGGCCGCGACTACAATATTTTGAAAGTCGTCAACAGCACTGAGATTCACCTGGATGTCCCATTCCGTGGCACCACCGCTGCAGCAAATATAACATGGAAGCTGAAACACCGCTTTTACGAGATACCTAAAGATGCCATTGAAATGTTATTCGTTGGTCATCGTGACACTCCTTCAGTTGGTAAACGACCACCATACGGTGCTATGCGTGGACTACTGGCTCGCCGTGATGAGGACCTTAATCTCAGGGAAGATCTAACAAACTTCTGGAGTGAGTGTTATATCCCAGTCGGCACTGCCAATGTGCCTGCCGCCGAGACATTCACCTTTGCCCTTACCAATCCAGGCGGTGGATCTTTCATTGGCAATCCATACGTTGAACTGTGTTGGGCCTTTGAAGACCAAGGCGGAAAGCTCGGTCCTCTCAGCCAGTCTAAGATTATTCAAGCAGTTGGTGGACTGGCAGGTGGCGTTGGTATTATCATGTCATTCAAGACATTTGATGATGAGCCTGTCCAAGCACCAGTCTTCAATCCGTTTATTGATCAAGTGGTCAATCAGTTCGAAGGCATGCGCAAACGGATGTTCTTCAATCAGAACTTTAATCGTGTAACTGGTGTCCGTCAAGCAGGTCTTCCTGTCTGGCGAGATGTGGTGATTGGACCGACTGTCTCATATCCAGCAATTCCTGGCTACACATCTGATGCTGATCCTGTCAGAGTCCCAGATGAGACTGCTACTTACACCATCACTTCGCCCACTCAGTTGGCCGTTGGTGGCAAACGCTATCAGGACTGGGAAGGCTTGCATGCCAGATTCCGTCCTTATCCCAGGCCCATTGGCTCTGACTTCCAATATCAATTCTTGCTTGGTGTCCCAGTTGGAGACCAGCCAGTTAACAGTGCTGAAGAGCGCTTGTTCCGCCAGTGGGAGTGCCGTTACTATCGCAAGCCCAATCGTCTTGCACTCCAGACCGATCAGCCTGAACTACCGCATGAGTTCCACAACTTGATTGTCTACAAGGCACTCCATGATATCTTCAGTAAGCATGACAATGTAACTCAGGCGCAGGTCTATCAAACGAAATACAATAAAGAGTTGACCAGATTAGAGAAACGTTATGTTGATGCAATTGACATCAATGTGCAGAGAGGACAGTTCGGTATCTTCGGTAATGTCTGGTCGCCTTATGATGCAAACTCACTTCGCCGGATGAACTAAATGAAGAGCGAGACTTTTCCTGATCAAATCGCCGGTGGCGTAGACCAGCGCTACTTCCCTGTTGCAAACTCTGCACTCGATATCCACAACTTCAGGTACTCTCCTGACGGTGGATGGCGTGATGATCGTGGATGGGAGCCACTGATCGCTAATGAAGACTTGATTCTTACAACTGCAGAGTTCAATGCACTGACAGCACCTTGCCGTTTCCTTCAGACATGGACTCGTCATGGTGGTAGTGAAGAGTACTATGTCCAAGAGCGTAATGGTGAACTCTTCTATGAGTTTGGCAATTTAGGAACTGCGACATCCAGGAAACACACGTTGGCAACAGGTCGCCACCTTCCAAGAAGTGATGAGCCTGGGACACAGATGATTCCCTATGGTCGCTTTGCATTCATACTCAACGGTCATGATGAGATGCTGAAGTGGTGGGGACGTGACAAGGTGGAGCCGTTTGGATTCATCCTCAATCCTCCCAGTCCTCAGATACCACCTATTCAAGTCAACTACTACTCACAACAAGTACCTATCCACGCAGATCCCAACTACAGTCTTGGCGACAACAAGAACAATGCCCTCAATGGTATTGCAGTTCAGTTCTATGCATCTGACTACCTTGGTCTTGGTGATCCTGCAAAGGGCAGTGTCAACTTCTACTCGTGGCGTGTCAGTTACATCACAGACACTGGATCTGAGAGTCCTCTATCTGAGCCAGTCAATACTAGTTGGACACTCTTAACTGATGTGACTGCACCTGGTGGGAGTGAAGCAGCTCGTATTATCAATGCAGATGGTAACGCTCGTAAGTATGGTGTGCTCCTGACTGGACTGGAGCCTGGTCCTGATGGCACTGTTGCACGTCGTATCTATCGCACCAAGAATAAGAAAGATGGTCTGACCGGTGCCGGTGACATTTATTACTATGTTACGCAGATAGACGATAACACTACAACTCAGTACATCGATGTGGCACCTGACAATGAACTTGTCAATCCCGCTCCGTCAGTTAATGACAGTGTAACAATCTCATCTTCTTACAAATATGGAGCGACGTGGAATGGTAGCGCTTGGATGGCTGGTGGTGATGTTCTTCCGACGAGACTTATCTATTCAAAGCAAGGACTGCCAGAGCAGTTCGGTGCCTTTGACTACTTCGATGTTGGTGTCAGAGAAGGAGGTGCAATCACTGCATTGTTCCCCTATTACGATGTCTTGTTGGTCTTCAGAGAAAATGCCATTGATGCAGTATTCACTGGAACTAACGGATACACCTGCACCACAATAAATCAGACCATTGGTAGCACTGCTCCTGGATCTATTGTCTTGATTCCGACACTCGGTGTCATGTTCATGAACAAAGATGGATTCTTCTTGATCAGTGGTGGTCTACGTGGTGGTGCATCACTCTCAGTCACACCTTCTACTTTCATGACTGAAATGGAGATGGGAAGAGTCAATGTCAATGCACTGTGTCGTGCATCTGCTACATACTCAGAAAAAGAGAAAGAGTACTGGTGCATGTATCCAGTCGATGGAAACACTGAGAATACACATGGCATGGTATTCAATAATGTCTCCAATCAGTGGGCATTCCGTGGAGATACTGGTGACACAACACTAACTGAGTGGCCTATCAGCCGTCTTGCAGTTGACAGTAGCGGATGGATACTTTTGGGACTGATTCCGTATGTCAATGCAATTGCAAAGACAATCTATCCTGGCGTTGGTATTCAGGTCTGGAGTGCACGCAATGCCCTTG